TACCTTGCGGTTCTGTAAATGTGTTCTTTTTCTTGTTAAAATCTTCCTCTGCTTCCTTTTTTGCTTTCTCCACGATTTCCTCTTTTTCTTTCTTTGTTTCTTCTTTTATGTGCTTTTTGTAAACCACATTATAGGCTTCTTCAAAAGCACCTGAACCGAATTTATCAAACAATTCATTTCTACCATTTTTGTTGTATTTGTTTAGTGTTTCGTTAATTTCATCTTCGTACTTTTCATAAGGAATTATACTGTCTTTGGTATCCTTTCTTAATTTGGATTTTACCAATTCATTGTTATGTCTTGCTTGAATAATCATAAAAGGTGACAGTATCTTAGAAATAAGCGGTGTTAAAGCTTTATCAGGACTCTCACTAAATTTTTCATAGAATTTCTCTCTCTCTTCGGGTCTCATTTCTTCGACTTGTCGAAGGATGTGGTCTTTAGTAGAGTTTATCTGATATTCTTTAGTCTTTTCCTTTAATTCTTCAGTTTCCTTTCTGAATTTACGCAGGTCTCCAAGTTCGTCAGTTTGGGAACTTTGTAATTTGCGTAAGTTATCATATTTTTGTTCCCAAGTTTCTTTCTCTTCTTTTTCTTCATCTTTTTCTTCATCTTTAACTTCATCTTTAACTTCATCTTTAACTTCATCTTTAGGGTCATCTTTAGGGTCATCTTTGGGTTCATCTTTGGGTTCATCTTTGGGTTCAGTTTTTTCACTTTCAGCCATTACTTTCTTCTTGAGTTCTTCATGGGAAAGCTCGTCAATGTCTTTGATTTCATCAGCCTCTTTACCTACTTGTCCTTTCGGGGTAGGTTTTTCAAGGTTATTGACTTCTTCTTTTGACATAGTTTAAAAATCCTCCTTTATTTTTTCTTTATTTTTTTCTTTATCTCTTTAATTTGTTTATCGGCTTCATCGCCGTGATATATAGATGCATTTATAGAATATGAAAGACTTTCTATTACATTTATCACAGCTTGAGCATAGTAAATTTTATCTAAATTTCTTTCTGTTTTAAGAACATTCAAGTATTGATTTTTTAAAATTTCAAGATATTCTTCAATTAATTTCCAACCGGGTTTCTTTACTAATGCTCTTACTTTATCTGCACCTTCGGCACATAACTCAAGATTTTTTAATTGTTCTGTAGATTTATCCATTTATCTCCTTTGTGTCCCCAACGGACTGGACATCGGGGGAGTAACGCCCAGTCTTTTTGGGGTAGCAGGCGTGGGAATGCCTGCCTTAGAGGTTATCTTTTCAGCCTCCCCCGCAGTAGTTCTCATTTCTTCTCTTTCCCTTTCTTCTATTAGAGAAGGAATTAATTTCTCTATATCTTTAAATCCGAAGATTTGTGCGAGTCTTTTTATAATTTCTCTGATATCAACCAAGTTTTCCATTACAGTCTTACCATCTTCACCTTGCGTCGGGTTTCCCATTGGGTCTAATTTTGGCACCAAAGCTTTTAAGGATATCTCTAAGAAAGTCAGTAAGTTCTGTATTTCAACTTGTTTCTCTGCGAAAACCGATACCCCACGAGGTATGAAATCAGGATTACCCTGTAACTTGATATCTTCTTTTGTAATTTCTCTGCGTTTTTTCTCTTTAAACCAGCGTTCTGCTTTCTTTTTACCTAAAACCCTATATGCAGAAGCCTTACTTAAATGTTGAATATTATGCTTATAGAATATTTCCAACATCTTTTGAAAAGCAGGTTCTAAAGCGTGTTTAACAACGTGTTTAAGTGGTTCTGCTGCATTAGCCTGCATTAATAATGTTCCACCCAAAGTAGGATGTAATTCTTTTTTGCTGGGAGAAGGTGAAATCGAGGGAACAGCTTGAGAGAGTTTTTGTATTCTCTTATCCATCATATCTATGAACTTGATAAGAGGAGATAATGCACTTGCAGCAGCGGTAGTATCAATAAAATGCAAAGCATGGGCAACGTTATCAACCATAGGGTTGGCAACGAATAACTTGCCAGGATGAGCAATGAGTATATTTGATAACCCTGCTAATTTCTGGGGATTTACTATACCCATTGGGTTGGCGATAAGGTTGACAGCATCACTAAATTTATTATGAGCATTAGTGAGTTCTGCTGCCATAGCCTGGATGTCTTCACCTGTGCCTATCCCAAATTGTTCATTGGGCATCCTATCTTTACAAGAATCTATGAATATGTTTCCACAATCATAAGGATATTCTTCGTTTCGTATACATACTTTTCCATTGGCTATGGTTATTATTGCATCTACATATTTATCTTCATAAGGATTAGTTTGTTCTTCATCGGTAACCTCACCTTCAAGTAAAGATTTGGGTATTTCACCGTGATATTCTAATAATTCTACCCGGTCATCTTTTTTAACGCCTTTAGTGGTATCATCATCGCCAGGTTGGGAGGTTTCTTCTAAATCTTTTATACTGTGATATGTTCCCCCATCTTCCAACATTCTTAAATAGCTTACAAAAATATCTTTTTTCTGAAGAATTATCCAGCTACCACCTATGTTATTAACACCAGGATCAGGATAAACTGAAAATATATCCCATACTTCCATATCCGGACCTTCAAAGATTAGTTCACCCTTTTTGTTCTTTTCTTTCTTCCAGGGGATTTTTGCAATAGTATAACCATATATTTCAAATTGTTTTATATATGCTTCCCATTGTCCAAAAAGTCCACTTCTATCTCTACCGACATTATTCAAGTCATAGGTTGTTAGAGATTTTATCAGTGGAATCATGGGTTCATCATTTTCTTCCACAGCTTCAACATCAAAGGATTTAATGCCTGCGGAAAATAAGATGTTCATATAAAGAGGTGTTTTAATGCGGATACATTCTTTCAATGAAGGAACGATGTAGTTGGCTTGCCAGGCTTCTTTGTTGGCTAAAGTGGAGCCACGATAATCTTCATAAAATTCTCTCCATTTGCCTTGTTTACCAAGCATTTCATTTTTGGAATACGAATATCTGTTTAAGACAAATTCAACTAAAGCTTCACCTTTTGTTTTGGCTTTTTCTTCTGTTTCCATATTACCACCCTATCTCCCCCTAAATTTAATAATTTTTCTTCCCCAAATTGCCCCAAATTTTAAATGGTCCAAAATATATTCTGAACATCCAACTATCTTCAAAGCGTCTGATACTCACACCCAAAGCAATTTGATAAGTAAAATATTCTATTTCACCATAAAGACAATCAAATTCAAATTCTTTTATTGTAATAACCTTGTTCAATTTTTTACCTTATAATCCACTGTATTTTGAACAGTGTTTTTGTATATTGTCTTCTTCTTCAAACATCCTATTAGGATTGTATATTTCTTGGGATTTTTGAGATACTCCGAAGTATCCCCAAGCAGTACCAGCATGAGAATGTTCATCGTGTTTATATGTGTTCATATAACAACCCATAGCCCTGCTGTAAACTTTGGTAAAATTCTCTAAGTGATTAACTAAGACCAAGACTTCAGGTTTGTCTTTATTAAAGTAGCATTTACTGATTAAATTTCTTCCAGCTTCGGGGAGGTCTGCTTTTGACATTCTGGGCACAATCTGAAAATGAATATTATATTGTTTGGCTACCTGAATAGTTGGCAAACCTTCATTTGTCCAAGATTTAGATTTTAAGTCGTGTGGACCATAATAATTTCCGTAAGTGTATCCTTTGTCCTGTAAAACTTTAGCGTAGTGCTGAACTCCCTCACCTTGATTTTCATAAAAGTCAATTATGTGGTATTCACCGGGGAATTGTTGAAAGAAGATAATTGAGGTAAAGTCAGTTACTCCTATATCCCAAGCAGTATGAACGGGGGTAGCATCATCCAAAGGAATGCTTTTAATTCTACCTTCTTCTCTGGCTTTATAAATTTGTTTGCCATAGATTGACCCTTCAATTCCTCGCATAAATGAACAGTAGAACTCTTGTTGAGCAAGTTCTTCAGACATTCCGTCTTTTCTCTCTTGTTCTACGGCTTCTTTGGTGATTGCTTTAGTGTAATCAATATTCAGGACTTCGGAAAACCAACGTTCAGGGTTATCTTCTGCGGTAATATGAAGGTTGTAAGCGTGGTTTCTTCCTCGTGGGGTATAAGGAAATATAGCAATTCCGTTATTTTCAGTCAAGATTGGTCTTATGTATTCCCATGCTTTGGGATTTTGTAGGGCATATTCGGAGAAAACACACCAAATAGGATTAGTTCCCATTATGGCGTCGAAGTTATCAGTGCCGATGATTTGGAATAATGACCCGTTTGTGAGGCGTATTTTCATCTCATCATTCCAGGTCTTATAACGAAGCTTTTCAGGTATAAAATCAAGGAATCTAATGCCTTCTTTGGTCATACCATCCCAGATAACCTTCTTACCTTGTGCAAATGTGGGAAAAAAGTAGTAATAAGTGCCTATACCACCATATTTTAAGAGTTTACCCATTCCCATAGCGGTAGAGGTTGCGTTTACAATGGAGATGTCCTTGCCTGCACGTCTATGCCATACAAGGTCAAAGCGTTTATAGCCCATCTCAAGGGCTTTAAAGAAGGGAATTTGATACCAGCGAGGGGTATATTTGTAGGGAAGTTTTATATCCTTTTCAGGATCGTATATGGGGGTTGTATTCATACATTTCCTTATTCCCCCATAAAATTACTTATAACGTCATCTTTTATATGCTTCTTGATTTTTGTCTAATAACTTTTGTAAAAATTGCCAATCTCCAATAATTTTCAATATTATATAATGTGTTAATTCGTGTAACAATATTCTAATAGTATTAATATATTTAGATTGTTTTGCTATGTATATAGTATTTTCGATAACTTCTTCTTCTATGTCTTTACCATTTTTTAAATAGTATATTTTACCTATTTTGCCATTAATCGGAACAAATAAACCTCCTATATATTCAGGTTCATTATCTTCCTTAATTTTTATAAATTTTTGATTAAATTCATCTTCATAAGAAGGTTGAAGAAATCTGATTTTCATTTTTACTATTCAGTATGTAAGTCTATGCCACCCTTCCCACCAGTTGAATCAAGTGGAATTGTTCCTACGTCAGTCGGTGGTGGATCACCCACAAAAATATCAGGAACAAATACAGGTGTTAAACTTTGAACAAAGTTATACGTCTCTACCTTAGTTTTTATAGGTAAATCGTTAAACCATTCTGATAAAGTTTTGTGATTTTTAATTAGTTTTAAAGTCATATTTCCCCCTTTCGTAAGAATGCTAAAAACCGCACTTTCACTCTATAAGCCATAATCAGCGTTTGCTGAAACTAATATTTTAGACGATGTGCTATTATTTTAGTCAATGTGCTATTATTGTGCTAATATAATCGTAAGTATAAAGCTGTAAGTCAAGTAAAATGGTCTTAATCTGACATCTTTTACTTTAAGTCAACTTTACCTGACTAATCGTGATATTCAATATTTTGTGTGGTAACTTTGCCAATTTATGCAATAATATGTCAAGTATGGTTGGCAAACACTTCTGTATATTATCTGTGCCTAAGTGTTTACACTTATTTTTTTCTGTATACATTTACGTCCAAAAGTCTTTGTATACATTTACGCACCTTTTTTAAGTTTCCACCCATCCTCATTATCAATAATATCCCAGCCGAAATATATTCCATCTTCAAATTCTTTTGACGATTCCACTATTCGATAAGAGCCTTTTATTGTGCCGTTTAGTGATAATCTCACTATTTCCTCATTTCTATATGCTATTATTTCTCTTAATCTATCATCTTTTATAAATATTGTTTTCATATATTATCTGTCCTTTTCCTCCTCACTTATTTGTAGGTGCGTAGGTTATTGCCAACGTAACCCACCTTGTCATTATTTACAGTAATTCGCTTTGAAACGGAATTAGCAAATCTTACTACAAATTAATGAACATTAGCTATAAGTGAACATTAAGTGCTGTTTATGTGTAACAAAACATTACATCTGCTTTGAATAATGTGTAATTACATTACGACTGCAATATGTGTCCTCTGGGGCTACTTTCTGCACTTTCGATATAACATTTGGAAGTGGGGGACAGAATCGAACTGCCACTTCTTGCTTATGAGACAAGACAGATTACCAAATCTATCCCCACAATGGCGAATCGAGTAGGACTTGAACCCGTTAAGCCCAGCTTATGAGACTGGCGACCCTACCGAAGGTCTTCCCTGCAATGGAGCTGACAGTCTGAATCGAACAGACAACCTACTGTTTACAAGACAGTTGCTCTCCCAATGTGAGCTATGCCAGCAATATAAATTCACCAATGCCAGATTATCCTAAAAACCTGCATTAGTGGATTTTTGACTATTGCGACTTTCTATGATAATGTCGCCTTAGTCAATTATATGGTGGAGGTGGTGGGAACTACCCACGTATCCGAAAAGAATTGTTAACATTTTTTCGGTCGAATATGCACCCCCATTATTGTTTCGCAGATAAACATTATTCCCCCCTTTAAAATATAAACATCTTTACGTGAAATACTCTTGGATTTTCTACTTGCACATAATAAGGCTTTTCTCTTTTGGGTTTATATTGTTTAAGCACTTTAATGGCTTTTTTTAACATTTCGGGAGTAATTTCTTCTTTCGTATGTAATGTTCTCTTAACTTTAGTATATGGTAATGTTTCTTTGGCTATTAACGCCATTTGAAAAGCATTTAATTCAAAATGCTCATTAAATGGGTATTCTTCAAATAAATGCTCATAAATGCCTGTATTCATTATAATTTGGATAATATGGTTCATAATAATATGGATACCATCCATCGTAAGGATAAGGTGGGTAATACGGATATGGATATGGTTGATAAGGTATATAGGGTATATCCTTTTGTTTCTCCAACAAATCCTTTATTTCTTTAAGTTCTTTTAGTAAATCCTCGTTATTTGTTTGTTTTTCTTTTTCCTCTTTCATTATTCTCTCCTTTGCAAAGTCATAGAAATGGTTTTTACCAAATCCCGTAGATTTATATTCTATATAAATTAACATTCTCGTTACCTCACGCTTACTGTAACAGTAATTTGATATAAAACATTATCTACCACACCGTAAAGTTTATCACCTTCGAGAACTTCTATGAATTTATCAAGTTCTTTTTGATTGTCAAATTCAATTATACTTAAATTTTCAAGTACTTTCATATTTCCCTCCATTTTTTAACACTCTCTCTCTCTCAATATATATTCAGTTTTATTTTGTAAGTATAATCTGTCCATATATGGTATAAGCATGCTTAATCTGATAGGACAGTTCATATCCAGTATTTTTTGCAGGATTTGCAAGGATTATTGGTTTTATCCATAGATTTCCCCATTATTTTTCTTTTATGTTATGAGCTATTGCCAGTAAACACTATGCGACAGTGGTTATTGTCCACGAACTATATAAAAAACTACTATTTGCTACCGTCGTATTTCCACTATATGTTATCTCACTACTTGTTGATGTAAAAGTTACAGAATAAGCATAAAATGTTTGCCCATTTCTTGAATCCCACCTATCACCCGTGATTTTCCCATCTTTAATAACTCTACAATGCTCATGTCCACATTTCGGACACTTTATTACGTGATTGCCATTTAATTCATCGTCTAAAGTGAACTGAACATAACTATCACAATCATGACACCATAATTCTGACCTTATTTTCATTTCAGTCTTCTACTTCGCCAACTATGTACGATTCATTTTTATGTAAGCCCTCTACGAGATTCATAATCTGTCCAGTTTTTATTAGCTTTCTAACAATCTCTTTAGCTTCCAAATGGTTGTCAGCAAATACAGTAATGTAATTAAGTGGTCTTCTTGGTACTAACTCAACTCTAAATTCAGTTTTATCATTACACATATTATTTTCCCCCTATTTTTATTACTCTCTCTCTCACTATATATAATAGATTATGATTTGTAGTCCTTCAGTGGACACCATAGTGGAATATCTGGAAAGGTTTCTATTATTTTCCCATATTTGCCTCCAATAATTTTATTACATTGATTTTCGCTTTTTTTAGTCGCTATTCCTTTATTCCAATTTGTTTCCGCAATCAAAACTCGATTTCTACATTCATTACATTTTTCTACTGTTAATATTTTCATTGTTTTTCCCCCTTGAAATCAATACTCTCTCTACCTCACTATATAATATAGACTACTGTAATAGTTCAACAAGTTCAAAACCCAAATAAAATGCCGCCAATACTATATAAATTATTATAATAGTTATTCTTAACCAACCTTCGCTATTTGCAATCATATTATACAACCCATAAATGAATGGGATTGTTATTAATAATATAAACAAATTTTTTAAAAACATAATAATCTCCTTATTTTTACTACTCTCTCCCCCTCTATATAAATAATAGATTCCTTTTTCTATATCTTTTTACGCCTACCCCTACCCTTCCTGTATGATTGACTACAAACGTAGTCTTTCTTTACTACATACCATAAATACCCTGCTATATTAACCTAATGACTGGATACCCCACCCAGTGCCACACATCTCGACATTGAGACGTCTCAAGGGACATTCATCCCCTCCACAACATAGGTATAATTTACTTTACATAATGCCTATTATAGGAACATAGAACGCTGTAACGCTTACAAACACTACTCTTTTAGCTCTTTTACCTTACTTATACTAGGACACTGCGAATAGTTTACTCCGCCGATGGAGGACTGCCATTTTGCTCTTTGTTTATAAGGGTCTTGGTTTTCGGCTTCTCCAGTCTATCCGGTCTTTCGTTGATCTCCTTCTCTTTCTCTTCCACAAATTGGGTAACGAATAGGTTAAAAGGTAAGCCGGTATTCGTTATCTCGTTTATCGTGATCTTCGGTATCTTCTTACCTATTAAATCTATCATAACCCGGTTATCGATAAGGCTTTGACGGACATAGTGCTTTAATATGTCTATTTTATTGCCGTATTTGTCTCCTTCTTCTTCTACTTCTCTGATAGCCTGGACTAATTCCTTTGTGGAATATATCTTCTCTCGTGGTAGTTTACCGCATTGATTACCGGGGAGAAATTTCCCTTTATTATCTCTATCCGTATTATTTCCGATTATCGGATTAGTCATTATTTTTTATCATCTTCCCATAATTCACAATAATCTGGTTTATATGCTTCCTCAATTGCACATATCCCTTCTTCATTCTTCTCATTCAAACAAACTACTTTCCATCCATTATCACAATATGATTTACAATCAAAACAACTCTTATCTTTTATATCACTCATTACTTACCTTTCTTAATTATTAATAATTGATTGTCTTCGTTTATTTTATATCCTAAAACATCAATAAGACTAATGAATAAATCTTTTACTAAATGTCTTTCATTCTTAATCTCTATAGAATAATCATACTTCATATCAAGTTTTATGTGTCTTATTTCATCTTCTAATTTAGATAATCTTTCATTAAGTTTATTAATACCTAACATATAATCCCCCTTTCTAATTTACTTGCGTCTAACAAATTTTGCTAATGACAACTATCACTTTACATAAGTATAACATGAATAAATTTCGCTGTCAAGGGAGGTTTTACTTGGCTTTCCTTGTATGCTCCGGTAAAATAATTTAAAATAATGCTTGACATTTGTCCTCATTGGTGTATAATAGAGATAGAAAAATAGATTAATAGAAGGTTACTAAGGTATTGCTATTAAGAAGGAGGGTAATTATGGTAAGAATAATAATTAATAAGAGGCAATTTTCAGTTAATGAAGAATCTAATTTATATCATATGGGATGGAGAAAGAATTCGCTTAACAATAGATTCTTTATAGAACATGAAGAACAGGATGAAGCAAGTTACTCAATGGAGTGGTTAATGGAAGAATATAACTCAATTATTTTTAATGTTATAAGTGAAAAAGATTAATGTTTCGCAGAGAAACAAAAGGAGGATATATATGGCTAATTTAGAGGATTGGGGAATTGACGAATTGATTAAAAAGGGCGGAGTAATGATAATGAATCCAAAGGAGGTAAAGATGACTAAGAAAGAACAATTAAGAGCAATCTTTAAAAAGATACTTGAAGATTGGGGCTTTCATGGCAGTGATATTGATAATCTTGCTTATTTATTACTAAAAGAAGTAACGATCCGAACTAATTTATAGCAGTCAGAACTCACCAGGATAGTTTTCTTATCCTTTGGTTTCTGCTCTGGGTTGTGGCTACTTAGAATTTACTATAAAGGAGGTGAAATAATGAGAGCATTGACTAAAAAACAAAAAACATTAATTACTAAATGGTTCAAAAATAGTGGGAATAAAGTATCATGGGAAACACATAAACATTATAGTCTGAATAGTGTAAAAGATTTAACTTATGAACAATGGAAGATATTAGTAGATATAAATGATACAGAAATATTATATCAGAATATAAATGCTTTTATAGATGATTTACACGAAATAGAATTGGCACAAATTTTAAATTAATCACTTATGTAAAGCAAAACACCTATACAATCATACCACTACCAATAGATTCGTTGCTCTATGAACGTATATGAAGGTCTAAATTTAAGTAAAGGGAGTTAAAAAGTGAATAAGGTCAAAAAGGGTGATTTTGTAATACTCAATAAAAATGCAGATATAATAAACTCGGTAACCAGTAAAAGTCTATCCAATTATCAGAAAAACAAAGTTGATTCTTGGATTATAGACGATATACTTAAAGGTGATCTAATTAACATTTCGGCTTGTAGCGAACCTTATCCAGGAGCTTATTGTAGCTTTGTAGATATTGAAGATATTGAGGTGGTTTAATGGCTAATACAATCTATATGATAGTTTTAGTAGTGGTAATATTACTTTTAATGAGGGAAATAAGGAGGTGAGAAGATGCAGGTAAAAACTTATTGGATAAGAGATTTAAGAACCGATGAAGAATTTGTTTTAGATGCTGACAATGTAAAAGAAGTTATTCAAAGAACGGAAATACCAAAGGAAAAATTAATTATTTGTAATGTTTACAGACGTAAAAAGGAAAAATCTAATTTAATATTAAGTTATTAGATATTCTCAGTCATATACACGGAACATAACACTATGGTATTGCTATGAATTTTTTAGCAAAATATAAAAGTAAGGGGGTGAGAAGATGAAGTTAATAAAAATAACATCACAAACCAGAAGAGATTTTCACGGTGTTTATAAATGCGAAGGTTGTGGAAATGAAGAAGAACATAGCGGATACGATGATAGAAACTTTCACGATAATGTAACACCACATTGGAAATGTAAGAAATGTGGAAAATCTACTATTGATATCAAGGGTAAACCAGATTTTATTCAGACAAAATATCGTGATTATGAAGTTGTATAATAACGTTTCGCAGAGAAACGGAGGTGGATAGTATGAAAGATATTAAAATCAGTTTTGAAGTGCATTGTATCATTAAAGAGAGGATCGCAGAGCTTACCAGAAAGACCGGTAAGACTGTTACGATCAAAGATTACATTGAGGATTTAGTATTAAAAGATGTGAAGGGGAAGGGTTAACTTCCCCTTTTCTCTTAACCGGATATTATTCTTCTGGTCCTTTATACATACCTTCAATCCTCTCAGCTTCCTTCTTGTTCTCCTTAAAAGACTGCTCCTCCTCGTCTCTTAATTCTATAAGTAAATTCTTTAATTCTCTTACATCGGTTTGTATTCCCGGAGAGTTTAATTGGTCTAATATCTCATTTATTCTTTTATATCTTTTTGGCTTTGGGAAGTATTTTTGCTTTAGCCTCTCCATTAAATCCACTAAATGGGTATAATTATTACTTATATCTCGATATCCATAAGCACAATCAGTTAATTCCCTCCACATCTGTTCAAACTTTTCCCCACGCTTGAGTAGGTCGATAACTTCACTATAATATTCTTTCATTCTATTTGTCGAACATCCACCTTGTTCAATTACCATTAACTCTATCGCTTTTTTCGTATTCATAATTCCTCCTCTATTGTTTTCATTGCTTCTGCCCTATTCGAACAGCCCTCCCAAAATCTCCCTCTGCACACTTCAAAAGTAGGGCAATCTAAGCAAAATATCCTTTCCTTATATAAAGTCTTATCTGCTTGATCATAACGACTCTCAAGGTCTTTTCCATAGTCTTTGATGTATTCTTTTTTTAGATTTTTAAATAGGTAGAGTGCCATATTTTTGAGGTAGCGGAAGCCGATGGGAAGTCCCATTATAACACCACCTTAAACTCGTAATTGCATTTCGGGCAAGTAACCATTTTGTATCGTTCAAATTCGTATTCCTTACCACTCATTAATTGCTTCACATCAGACCTGCTTAAATTTCTTGCTTGCTCTAACACTTCTTCATAGTTTTCTTGGGTTGCCTTTTTAATTGTTAAAAATAATTTCTCTAAATCTATATCGAGTTTCGCCGGTTCAACACCAAACTTTTCTACCCACGTTTCGTAGACCTTTATGAGTTTATACGCCCAGAACCTCGACATACTTATTTCAGGTGTGCCAAGATAAGATTCCCAGGTGTCGTATCCCAAAGTTTGATAATACTTATTATCATGGCTATTTTTTAATAGAAGAGCTAACCTTAATAGGTCTTCCCCGATGCGACTTTTTAGGTCTAATATATAGCGGTGATTTTCAAATGCTTCTTTTACTATGACTTCATTCACTATTTATCTCCTTCTCGTGTAATTCAGAATGACAATTTCTACATAAGAGCATACATTTTCCAATTTCTTTTTTTACTTTTTCTAAATTATAAGTAATGGATCCCCCAATGGAAAATTCTTTATCACCATTATGATGAAAGTCTAATGCTCTGGCACATTTGTTATAACCACAGATTGTACAGCCTTTTAATAATTTATATTCTTGGATATATTTCAGTCTTTTTTTATAATGTTCTCTTCCTTTTTTTCTTGTTTCTTCCTTATTGTCTTTTCGATATTGCTTTAAATATTCTTTTTTGTATTTGGGATTATCCTTATTCCACTGTTTCTCCCTTTCTTTTATTCTTTCAATATTATCCAAATAATATTGATGGGCGTATCCTAGGTTATCTTCAAACCATTGCTTATTATATCTTGGATGATTTTCCCTCCATTGCTTATTATATTCCTTCCTATGCTTAGCATTATCTTTTCGGTATTGCTTCATATATTTCTTTATATTAAACATTCATTTTGCCTCACTTTTAAACTCCTTAACCAATTCCTTTAACTCGGGTATAGTCCATTTCTTTATTTGATTTGCCTTCTTGCGTAGATCCTCATACCACCCAATACCCCACATTTCTTTTATCCATTCAATAAATTCCGCAGGTGATTTGTGAGCAGAATTATTACTTAATGTATGGTGTCCAGCACATAAACAAACTCCGTTATCTAAATCCCACCGGACAGAAAGGTTGCTCCTCGAAAAAATGTGATGAGTATTTAGATAAGTTGTTTTTCTACAATATTCACACTTATTTCCTGCCCTTTTTTTGACAATTTCAGCCCATAGCTTATCGAGTTGGTCTCGGAGCTTTCGTCTTGTAGTCTTGGCTTTCTTACAGGCTTTTTTCCAGTTCTTTTTCTTAAACATTATTCATCTTCTTTTGGAAAATACTATTCTGGAAATTGATTCTTCTTAATAACCTTACGTAATCCAGCTTTAATATAGTTTCTATCTTATCGCCAAACTGAATACATCCAGAAGGACTATATTCTTTTTTCCCATCATCTTCTATACTAAAAAACAAAATATGTATCTTTCTGTCTCTCATCATCTCTTTTGAGAATGGTGAATTATTAAACCCGTCAGCAGCGTCTAAAATCTCATAATCAAAATCAACCGCAATATCGCAATAACCTTTTATATACTCGTCATACACCTTACCTGCATTATGCTCATAAGGGATATCGTCCCAGTCATCACCCCACTGCTTACCATTCTTACCGAGATAGAAACGAATCACATTGCCTTTCTTTTCAAAGTCAATTATTTCGTTATTCATAATAACCTCCTCTTTTCCCGTATTGCTCATATTTTCTTCGGTATGCTCCCCTATATCCACCTTTCATTTCCTTCCTACGAATACCCAATCTACCAAGTATAAAATAAAGTGTGTTATATTCAATGCCATACTTTTTAGATAAAATTATTACTTTTTTACCCTCTAAATATTCTTTTATAAGTTCTTTGGGTAGTATTCTGTTCATTGGCTCTTCACCCACTTTTCGCCAGTCCAGATTTTAGAATATTCTTCATACATTACAAACATTAGCCAAAATTCATTTGCAGATCCTATTGCTACAGGATATAAACCTTTCCAGTATACATCTTCATATTTTGTACCCCTATAAATCTTTACATAATTAGAAACAAAATCACTCAATTTTATTATTTTAGCAAATGGGCTAAATATCTTCAGTGTCATCTCCTGCAACTGCTCTTGTGTATATATTGGCGTTCCTTTGTCTGGGTCTACACTACAATAATCTACATTTGTTTTTAAAACCATAATATCTTCATCATCTTTACACCAAGTTCTTATTACCAATGTTTCAGGAATAAAAGATACAAGACCTTCCATTTTCTTTCTCTTTTCACAAGGTTTAACAATTCCAATAAAAGAACGCCAAGCTATCAATGAGCCACAATGCTCAACCTTGTCCCATAATTCCTTTGGAGCCTTTTCGCACATCTTAATGTAATTTTTAGTTATCATTCTCTTTCCTCCATCCTTCATTTCTTTCTAACGCATCCCATATAAATATCGCCCAGTTTCCACCACAGTATTTGTCTATCTTTTCCTGATAATCAGAACGTTTCTTTAGATAATCTCTTAGACTTATTAAGCATAAACTAACATTTTCCTCGCCAAAGCGGTTGTCCCAGGCATTACGGATATCATCATCTATACCAAAGAACATCCATATTTCATTGTCAAATTCGATTTCGTTATACTTGTTCATCTTCCTCCCAATTATCATCACAAGTATCCTCCTCATATTTTTCACCATATAATGGACAATAACAGACATCTGGGTCATATTTTTTACATGTTCCACAGATTTCTCCAGGATCAGTTATTGCTGTTTTCATTTATTTCACTCTCTTTCATATAAGCATTTTTTATATCATGCAGAACACAATATTCGTTTATTCTTGCAATATCGGGATTTGTAAAGTAATTACCAATCCTATAAATAACGCAATCTCTAAATCCATACATTTGGCAACTACACGATATATACTTATAGTCATGAGGATTTAGTCTATGCTTAACACACCAACCTAAAAATTCCCTTGCATTACCTGCAATTACTAATTTTATTTTTTTCATTTCGTTATCCAATCAGGACGCCAGTCTTTCAGTAATGCTTTTAGTTTGAGAAGTGTCTCTTCAGACAATTCTTCGAGTTTAGGATTGTAACCTATTTGTTCTCTAAATTTTTCATCATCTTCTAAGTGTATTTCTTTACGTTGGTTATTTATTGCTTCAATTAATAGGTCTTTTACTAAGGAAGATTCATCTTTCGGATCTCTTTTCTCTATGGATTCTCTTTTTTCATTGATTTTTTCTTTAAGTGGATTTTCCTCTTTTGCTTTCTTTTCTTTGTCTGCGAGTTCCCTTTTATCTCTCTCTCCTAATGTGTGTTTGTCTTTGCCATACCAATATTCCCAATATTTAATAGCGTCTTTTTTAGTTAGGTTTTCTGGCTTACCAATATTTTCAATTTCTTTCGTTTTGATATAATCCGAATCAACCATACCGCCTATCTTCTTACCCTCTGCATCTATATAGCCATAGATTTGTTTCTTTTGTTTAACGGTAGCCATTGTGTCGTTTACTGGGTCTGATAAATGGGGATTTATTGCTGATTCTGTTAAATCTAATTTTTGTTCTTTTTTAATCCAAGCAGGATTTTCTATTTCTTTTACTTTTTCCTTTGCTTGTTCTATACGTTCTTCTTTAGTACCACCGAACTCTTTAGTTATATCTGCACTTGTTATTTCGTTATTGATGTATTCCACTATTTTGTCGGCAAATTCAAAATAACTTTTTTCGTCAAACACTTCTTCATTGGTAGTAATTGCTTTAGCTAATTCAGTAACAGCTTTAATAGCACACTCCCTTACAATACATTTATTATTTTCAATGTCTCGTAAGGTCTTATCGTGCCAGTAATCATTGTTGGTATATTCTTTAGGTTGGTTAATAGGTTGGGTATTTGGTTGGGTAATAGGTTTAGCCTGCGAAACATCTTCATCTACTTTTACAATTTCATCCACTACATTTCCGTTAAGAGATATACCCGGTTTATCATTTTTCACATATTTGCTCACCTTACCTTTAACCTGAACATATTCTCCACCTTGATACTTTGCTTCTTCATTTTCAATGTTGATATTAGAACCCATTTCGCCAGTATCATCTTTTATAACAATAAACTGACCCCAACCATACTGACTCTCACGGGGTTTTAATACACGAGTAATTCTTCCTTCAATAATGATTCCAGAAACACCATCATCTAACTTCTTGACTTCTTCAATCTTCAATTAATCTCACCTCCCTCTAAAAATTCAATCTTTATACGAAATAACCAAAAACCACCAATACAAATACCAAATTCAATCTTCAATTATTTCACCTCCCTCTCTAACATATTTTAAATTTTTACTTAATTCTTTATTCTCTTCCCTTAATCTTTCGTTCTCCTCCATAAGATCATCTCTCACTTCTTTTAACATTGTATTTTCCTCTTCTAAATCAATCACAATTTACTCCTCCTCAAATAATATTATTTTGCCTTTTAGGATTTTTATATGGCGTTCTTCTACCATTTCTTTAAGTGAATGATATCCATATCTCACACTTAAACCCTTGGTTTGTTTAGTAATGCCAGATATGATAAATTCTTCGTTAATAAAGTCATCAAGATTCTTATTGATTTCACCATAACTTTTTTTTCCGCTATTATCATAACTACAAAAGCACGGAAACTTTATCTTGTCGAGATTTTCACCATTGACCCAGTTGCCTTTACATTCCGCTTGATGTTTATGTCTCCTAATAGATACTTTCCCATCTTTTATAAAAATCTCATATTTCTTTCCTGTGAATTTTATGACTTCTGTTTCTGGCTTTCTTACCTTCACTACTTTCGTTTCAAAATACGGTCTCACTTTTTCACCTCCTTATATTTTAGTTCTAATTTCTTCAATTAAAGTACCAGCTTGCAGTGCCA